GTCTATGCGCCCCCCCAGCAGCTGTTTGATCCCCGCGCCGGCGCCCGCCGACAGCGAGGGCGACGCAGGCGCACCGCCCGAAGGCGACGGCGACGATGCCCCGCCGCCGGCCGAGCCGGGCGAAACCGTCCCGGCCCTGGTACTGAGCGACAACCACCTGGGCAAGGTCGGACAGGTGGTGCAGGTGCCGGCCGCGCATGCGGAACAGCTGCGGCTCGGCGGCCTGATCGATACCCATCCGGCGGCCCTGGCCGGGAGGGACTGATGGCGCTCCGGCTCGTCACGGCCGCCACGGAGGATGGCGAGCCGGTATCCCTCCAGGAAGCCAAGCGGCATATGGTCGTCTTGCACGACGCCGACGACCTGCTGATCCGCGGGTTCATCACGGCGGCGCGTGAGGTCGTGGAGCAGCAAACCGGCTACGCGCTGGCGACGGCCACCTACGACTGGACGCCGGTGGGCACTGACCGCACGGAGCTGCCCATCGAGCCGGCGGAGGTCGTGAGCGGACCGGACGACTACCCGATCCGCATCACCACGAAGCCAGGGCCGGCGCCGGCGGCACTCAAGGCGGCCGTGCTGCTCCTGGCTGCTGACCTGTACGCCAACCGCGAGGCCGCCACCGAGGGGCTCTCCGAGAATCCGGCCGTGGATCGGCTGACGTTCCCCTATCGGAGGTTTCGCCCATGAGGCGCGCCGGCAAGTATCGCCACCGCATCACGCTGCAGGGGTGCCAGACCGTCCGTGATCCGCTCGGCGGCGATGCCAAGCAGTGGGTCGACTGGCGCCCAGACGTGCCGGCGGAGGTGGTGCCGCTGTCCGGCCGCGAGTTCATCGCCGCGCAGGCGGAGCATGGGCAGGTGGATGCGCGCATGGAGATCCCCTATCTGCCGGGCGTGCTGCCCACGATGAGGGTGCTGTTCGATGGGGCGGTCTACGCCATCCGGGCCGTTCTGCCGGATGCCACAGCGCGCCGCCACATCACGCTGATGGTGGATTCCGGGGTGTCCGATGGCTGAACGCATCGAGATCAAGGGGCTGGATGGCCTGCTGAGATCGCTGCGCGGCCTGCCGAAGGCTGTCCAGGGCAAGCCGCTGCAGGCCGGCATGCGCGCCGGCGGCAACCTGATCCGCGACGAAGCGCGGCGCAGGGCGCCAAAGGCATCCGGCGCGATGGCGCGCCAGATCGTCACCCGCCGTGCGAACGCCAAGAACCGGCGCAAGGCGGGAGTGGGTGACGGCGGGGAGTACTACACCGTCGGCGTGATGCTCGGCCAGCGGCGGAAGTACGCCAACACCAAGCGCAACCAGCGGATGCGCCGCGTCGGCAAGAGCTACCGCCCGGCAAGCGACGTGTACTACTGGCGCTTCAAGGAGTTCGGAACCAAGAAGATGGCTGCCGAGCCATTCCTGACGCCGGCCGGCGAGGCGAAGGGTCCGGAAGCGGCGCAAGTCGTGATCGACGCTACCCGCAAGGCCATCGACAAGTACACCAAGGAGACCGGCTGGCGATGATGGTTCCCCTGATCCAAAGCATCCTGCAGGACTCGGCCGCCGTGCGCACGCAGCTGGGCGATCCGGTGCGGGCGTTTCCGGGCACCGCGCCCGCCGACACGCCCATGCCCTATGCCACCTGGGCGACGGTCCACGGCGCGCCGTCGGCCCAGCTGTCCGACCCGCCGCCGGCAGATGGCTGGCGGGTGCGGCTCACCGTCTGGGGCGCCACGTTGTCGGAAGCCAATGCGGCCGCCGTGGCGATCCGCGACGAGATCGAGCGGCGTGGGAGCATCGAGTCCTATAACCCGCCGCCGGACGACGACGAGACGGGCGCCTACGGCATCTCGTTCGACGCGCGCCTGCTGCAGCTGCGATAGCCCATCAACAACGGCAACCCATCGGCCCCGCAAGGGGCTTTTTTCATGCCCGGCGACGGGCACAACACAAGGAAATCCCTATGGGACAGGTCATCAAGTCCAAGCACTCCCAGCTGTTCGTCGCCGTCGCCGCGGCCGAGGTCATCAAGGTGACCCGCCTGCGCTCGGTCGGCCTCCCCGATGGTCAGGCGTCGGAGATCGACATCTCCGATTACGACGACGATTGGGATCAGTTCGTCGCCGGCCGTAAGCAGACCGGCAGCACCAGCATCGAGATCATCTACGACTCGGTGGACCACGAGAAGCTGGAAGAACTGCACAGCACCGGCGCCGTCGTGAACTGGCTGGTCGCCGCGCCGCAGTCCGAGACGGCGGGCGTGGCAAAGCCGGATGCTGTCGGTGGCGTCATCACCCCGCCCACCACGGTCCTGTCCAAGCAGTTCGACGGCTTCGTGCAGAACTTCGCCGTCACCAGCCAGGACAACGATGTGTGGAAGGCCACCATCACCATCCGCGGCTCCGGCGCCGTCACCACGCACCGCCCGCCGGTCGGCCCGTAACCGACCCCAACGGCATGCACCTGGCCCGCCTCGGCGGGCCTTCTCTTTGGCAGACCGTGCGGAACCTCCGCGTGTTCGCCGTGCGCGGCCCGCACGGTCTGCCGCCAGTACAAGGAAACGGCCATGAGCAAGACCAACGACACCACCACCCCGGCGGCGACCGACATCGCCAAGTCCCTCCTGCACACGTTCCAGGATCTGGGCATGTTCGCTTCGCCGGACGTGCGCCCGGACACCATCGAACTGAGCCCCGGCGTGACCGCCGAGTTCTGCGTGCGCGAGCTGCCCGACGCGGAGTTCCGCAAGCTGTGGGCCGACGGCGACCGCGCCAAACTGATCGCGGCCACCATCTGCGATGCCGATGGCAAGGCCATCATGACCGTGGAGGACGCCGCGCGCCTGAAACCGCCGGTTGCGGCCAAGTTCCAGGACGTGGCGCTGAAACACGCCGGCTTCGGTGAGAAGGCGGCCGCGGCGGCGGAGCAGGCGGGAAACGCCTAAGCCGCAAGGGCGAGGAGTGGTTCTGGTGCGTCCTGTCCGTGACGTACCGCCGGCCCGTCCACGAGCTGCGCGCCACGATGTCGCGGCGCCAGTTCCTGGAGATGTGGGAGTTCCACAAGCGGAACCCCATTGACCCGGTGAGCCTGCACCAGAAGCCCGCCGCGCTTGTGGCCTACACCGTCGCCGCACACAGCCCCGCCGGCACGAAACGCCAGCTGGACGACTACCTCAACGCGCTGGTGCCCGTCCTGGACGAGGACGACGCGCAGGCATGGTTCGATTCCCTATGAGCGAGACCTTCGGGCGGTTCGCCGCCGTTCCCATCGGCCCGGCGCTGTCCGCGCGCGATAGCGGCCTGACCCTGGCCACCACGGCGGCGGCCGACATCAACCGCACCGCGCGGTCGGACATTCCCCAGGACGCCGGCACCGTCGGCGTGGAGTTCGCCGTATGGGGTGACGATGCCCTGCAGGCAGTTGTGGGCGTGGTCAACGCCGGCGCGTCGCTGTCGGCCGTGCTGGGCTCGGCCGGCGGCATCGGCTGGAACCTGGGCGCCGGCACGTTGCGGGTGGGCGGCGCCACGGTGGCATCCGGCCTGCCGCTGGTCCTCAAGGGCGACATGGTGGGCGTGGAGGTGGTCATCGGCTCGCCCAACACGGTGCGGCTCTACCGCAATGGCGCGCTGGTGCACACCGGCTCGGCGGCGCTCGCCGGCCCGCTGTACTTCGCCGCGTCGCTGGGCGCGAGCAAGGCGGGCGGCCTGGTGCTTGCGGTCAACGCCGGGCAGTGGGTCGCCAGCGGGCCGGCGGCGGCGGCTGGCTGGCCCCTGCGCCGTGTGTCCACCTCGGCTCCGGGCATCGCCGATGCGGACTTCCTGACCGCGCCGGGAGACACCCCGGCCAACGCCCGGTACGAGGGCTTGCTGGCCGAGGGCGTGACCATCATGTCGGCGCTCGACTTCTGGGTCTGGGGCGGCAGCGCGACGCAGACGACCGTGGCTGACTGCCTCGTCCACGACGCTGACGGGCTGCTGGATGACCTCGCGCTGTCCGGCGGCGCCGGGCAGCCGGTCTCCATCCGGCAGGGGCCGGCGGGCGGCATGCTCGCCGATACCGTGGCGGTGGGCCGGTTCGTGATCGATCGCGTGGAGATCGCCGGCGACGGCGACAAGCGGCTGGCCCTGCTGGACGCGCACGCGGACCTGGACGACCCGATCACGCGCGCGGTGTTCCTGCCGAACATCCCCGGCCTGGCCTGGAGTGCGCAGCCGGTGGTGATCGGGGCTGTGGCGAGCGTGCCGGCGCTGGGCGCCAACTCCGATGGCTCGGCGCTGTTCCTGGCCGATGGCCCGGTGAGCGTGGCGGCGGTGATGGACCGCGGCGATCTGATGGAGCCGGGCACGTTCCAGCTCGCGCCGGGCGGGCAGCAGCTGCTTATGCAGTCGCCGCCGGTCGGCCCGGTGGTCGCCGACGTGTCCAGCATCGGGGCCGGGCAGCAGCCGGCGACGCTGCGGCAGGCGCTGGGTGACGTGTTCGGCCGGCTCGGCAAAGCGGCATGGGCCGCAGGCGACGCCAGCAGCATCGACACGGCGACCGGCTACGGCGGGGTGGGGTACTACTCCCGCGACGCCGTGACCGCGCGTGCGGCGCTGGGAGCGATCCTGCCGAGCTATGGCGCCGGCATGTACCAGGCGCCGGACGGCGTGCTGCGCGTGGCCCGGGTGGTTGCGCCTGAGTCGGTGGCGGTGCCGGCGTTTGAGGTCATCGCCGACGAGCTGGCCGAGGATCTGATCGCGCTGCCGGATGACGCGCCGAACCTGACCCGCCGGTTCGCCTACCGGCCGAACGCCCAGGCGCTCGGTGCGGGCGATCTCGTCACCGACGTGGTGGACGTGCCGCAGGCCCGCCGCGACGAGCTGACGGCGCTGTTCCGGGGGCAGGTGTATGCCGCCGGCCCACTGCACCCGCACTACCGGCATGCGGACGTGGCCGCGCCGTTCGTGTCGCTGTTCTGGCGGCAGGCGGATGCGCAGGCCGAGGCCGACCGGATCGTGGGGCTGTATTCGGTGATGCGGCACTTCTACGTGCTGACGATCCGCGGCGACCAGGCGCTGGCCGTGCAGCCTGGGCAGGTGGGGCGCATCACATATCCGCGGTATGGCCTGGCGGCCGGCAAGAACGTGCTCGTGCGCAGCGTAGAGCGCAACCCGGCCACGGGGGACGTGGTGCTCAACGTGTGGGGCTGAAATGCTGATCGGATACGGAATGCCGACTGTGCAGTCGGTGGCGCTGGTAGGGGGCGCGTGGCTCACCGCCGACGCCGGCGCCGCGCTGTTCGACGGCAAGCCAGCGCGGCGCTCGCGCATCGCCCGGACCGGCGCGCTGTCGATCAACATCACCTTCGCCGGCACCATCGTGCCGCGCATCGTCGCCTTGCTGGGCCTGTCCCTGCCGCCGGGTGTGCCGGTGACGGCGGCCGGCGCGAGCGGCACGACCGTGCGCCTCCCCGATGGATCGGTGTGCGCCTGGCTGTTCCCGACTGGCGCCGCATCGGTGTCGTCCGTGTCGGTGGGGATCGACACCACCGCGGCAACTGTGGAGGTGGGCGAGATCGCAGTCCTGCGCGCCGTGGACGTGGGCATTGCCGATGGCTGGGCGGTTGCCACCATCGACACCAGCGTCCACACGCGCACGAAGGGCGCGCAGCTCAATACCGTGGAAGGGCCGCGCTACCGCCGCTTCACCGGCAACCTGTCGGCTCGCACCACGGACGTGGCGCACGGCGCCGGCCTGGGCGGCACGGATTGGGATGCGGTGGTGCTGATGCTGCAGGGGCGCGGGCGGGGCTGCATCGTGCCGGAGTACAGCCGGGCGAAGGGCGGCCCCATCGATCCTGCGCTGGCAGCGCGGTCGGCGATCTACGGCGCCGCGTCGAACACCTGGAGCGTGGAGAACGTGAGCGGCCGGTACTTCGCGGGCTACCTGGAGTTTGAGGAAGTGCCCGCGTAGGTGGCACCATCGCCACAACCAATGGAAAGGAGGGGGTATGGACGATCAGGCTAATGAGCGCCGGGCGGAGACTGAGGATCAGGAATACCAGTGGCCGTTGCCGTATGGAGCAGGCGCTGCGCTGGAAACGGTGGGGCGCTTCATGATCGCCGCGGCGATTATCTTCGGGATTATCGCTTTGCTGATGTTCGGGCGAATTGGCGAGTATGGATGGTCGGCGTCAGTAGTTGTGACCATTATCGTTTCCTCGCTTTGGTCCGCAGGACTCGCGTTTGGTGTGTTGCGCCTGGGTACCGCACTTCGGTGGCTTGAGGCAATCGGGAAGAAGTACGAAATAACCAAGGGATGATCCTTGGAGTGAAACAAGCAAAAGGCCCGCCAAGCGCGGGCCTTTTTTATTGGAGATTCCATGGGCCTGTATACGCTGACGGTAGACCTTCTTGCGCGCAATGCCGCGTTTGAACGCGACATGGGAAAGAGCGCGCGCGTGGTTGATCGGGACATGCGCAGCATTCGCGCGGCTATGTCCGAACATGCGGCGCGAGGAGCCGACGCAGCTGCGGCGGGCTTCCGCCGCGTCGCGGTCGAAGCCATTGGTATGGGGTCGGCCATTGCCATCGCACGCAACGCTGTTGGGCGCGGCGACGAATGGATCGGCATGAACAATCGGATTCGCCTTGTCACCGATAGCCAGCAGGCGTTCGTGGCTGCGCAGCAGGATGTGATTCGCATCGCCAAAGCGACGTACCAGCCGCTTGACGCGACCGCGGGCGTCTATCAGAACCTGGCGATGGTCCAGGATCGCCTTGGCCTGAGTGGCAAGCAGACGGCGCGCGTTGTCGAGACCGTCAACAAAGCGGTGGCGATGTCCGGAAGTTCTGCGGCTGCCGCAGAGGGCGCTTTGGTTCAGTTCGGCCAAGCGCTGGCCTCCGGCACGCTGCGCGCCGAAGAGTTCAATTCGATGGTCGATGGCGCCTCAAAGCTGGTGCAGACCATTGAGGACGGCATGGGGGTTGCCCGCGGGAGTCTGCGTGCACTCGTCAACGATGGCGGCGTTTCTGCCCAGGCGATGGCCGAGGCGCTGCTGAAAATGTCGGGCAGCGTGGATACTGCATTTGGCGCAATGCAGGTCCGTGTGTCGCAGTCGATGACCAACCTCAATACGCAGGTCACCGAGATGGTGGGCCGCGCCGACGAGGCGTATGGCGCGTCGGCGCTCCTGGCAGGCGGTATCGATGTCCTGGGGCGGAATCTGGACGTAGCTGCAGCGGCCGCGGCCGGACTCGCAGGTTCACAGCTGGCGAAGATGCTGGCGGCGCGCGTGGCCGCAGTCAGTGCCAATGTGGCCGCTGACCGGGCCGCAGCTGCGCAGAACCTTGCTAATGCCCAGGCGCTGGAACTGCGCGCGCGCGCCGCCATGCTGGATGCCCAGGCCGAGGTACGGCGTGCTCAAGCCATCGGCGGGAGCATCTCGATCAGTGCGAAGGCGGCAGCGGCGACCATGGAGCACCGCCAGGCCACGGTATTGCTGACGCAGGCGCAGACGCAACTTAATGCCGCGACTGGAGGATTCGCCGCGCGGGGTGGAGCGGCGCTGTTGTCGGCACTTGGCGGACCGGTTGGCATCATCTCGATGCTTGCAGCTGGTGCAGCGGGTTGGCTTCTGTTCCGGGACGGTGCCAAGACGTCGGATCAGGCGTTGAGCGATTTCAACGCCACCGCCACCGATGCGGTCGAGACGTTCCGGGCCATGAACGCAGCAATGCGGGAAGGTGCGATCCTGAAAACCCAGGACGAGATCGCAGCCGGCACCCGGAAAATTGCGGAAGAGATTTCAAACCTCGGCCGCGAGGCGGACTTCACCGATTTGTTCGCCAGTTTGCCGGAGCAGCTTCGCAAGCTGAACGCGGAGTTTGATGGCGGAAAGATCGGCGCCGATCAGTTCGCGGATCGGGTGAGCGCCCTGGCGACTGAATTGGCGAATACCGGGCAGATTGAGGAGGTGCAGCGTCGAGGAATCATCCAGTACGCCGATTCGATTGCACGGTCTGCACGCGAGGTTGAGCAGAAGCGCGGCGTTCTCGGCGAGTTGGTCGAGGTGAGCAAGAGGGCGGAGGTGCAGACCGATGCCACTACCGGCGCGATCAACCGGCAGGCGAAGGCATCGGGAGAGGCGGCCAAGGCCATCGACCAGCACTTGAAGTCGCTCCAGGGCTCCATCGAAAGCCAGATCGTCAACCTGGTGCGACTGCAGAAGGGTGCCGAGGAGGCATTTCGCGTCGAGATCGGCCAGAAGATCAACGCGGCCGGAGGTGTGGACGCGCTCTCGGCGAAGCAGCGCGAGGAGTACAACCGCCAGCTGGAAATTGGCCTGCACCTGATCCGCCGGCAAGAGGCGGCGCAGAAGGCGGCTTCGGGCAGCAAGGCGGCGGACAAGGCGGCGGCGAAGAGCGAGAAGGATGCCGCCGAGGCGATGGCGCGCTACAGCAAGGAGGCTGCCATTGCCGCCGGCACCATGTCCGGGCCGCTGGCCGAGGCGATGGCAAAGCATACCCAGCGCATGGCCGAGCTCAACGAGGCCATGGGCAAGGGGAACATCCTGCAGGCCGATGCGGGCGTGCTGATGGCGCAGAGCGCGCAGGAGTACGCCAAGGTCGCCGCGGCGGCGGAACGGGCCCAGCGCGCCCCGGCTGGGCTGCTCGCAACCATGGAGCAGGAGGTCCAGCTTCTTGGCATCGCTGGGCCGGCGCGCGAGCTTTACCGTCGGCAGCTGATGAACGAGTCCGACATGCGCGAGGAGATCAATCGCGCGATGGAGGCCGGAGCCAAGTTCAGCGAGGAGGAAATCGCGCTCCTGGTCGCGCGGGCGCGTGCAATGGCCGGCGTGTCGATGGAGATGGAGGAGGCGGCGCGCGCGGCCGAGGACTGGCAGCAGGTCGCGGTGGACGCGGCCGGTGGCGTCGCCGATACCTTCGCCGACGTGTTCTCGGGCCAGATCAAGAACGCGAAGGACTTCTTCTCCGAGTTGAAGGACGTGTTCAAGCGGGGATGGTGGGATGTGGTGCGCACGGCGCTGCAGCAGCAGTTCGTGAACCCGATCCAGAAGGCTCTCCAGGGCATGCTCTCGGGGCAGGGCTTCGCGGGTGCCGGCACCGGCTACGCCGGGCTGGGCTCGACCATTGCCGGGGGCATCCTGCAGGGCGCGCAGCGTGCCGGCATCGGCGGGCTGGGTGTCGGCTCCACCATCGGCGCCGCGGCCGGCTCCATCGGCGGTTTCGGCAACAACGTGGCCGGCTTCGGCGGCTTCCAGGGCCAGATGTACGGCTTCGGAGGCACGGCCGGCGCGGCCGGTGGTGGTGGCTCCGGCTTTGGCATGCCGCCCGGCATGGGGCTGTTCGGCAAGTCGCTGCTGACCGGCGAGTTCGCCGGAGGGCTGCCATACGCAAGTGCCGGCCTGGGCCTGCTGGGCGCGTACTACGGCCTCACGCAGCGGGGTAGCGGCGGGCTATCCAGCGTCCTCGCGGGCGCGTCCTACGGCGCGCTGGGCGTGGGTGTTGGCGGCGCCATTGCCGGTGGGCTGGGTGCAGTCGGTGCGGGAGCAGGCATCGGCGGCATCGGTGCTGGCGCCGCCGCCGGCGCGACCGGTGCGATGGGTGCCATCGGCGCGGCGTCGTGGGTGCCGGTGGTGGGCTGGGCGCTGGCTGCCCTGGCCGTCGTGGACAAGATCAGCGGCGGCAAGGTGTTCGGGACGAAGTACAAGACCGACAGCAGCCAGCAGACCATCGACGTGAGCGAGTCCGGCGGGTTCGCCTCGGCCACCGCCGAGCAGAGCCGGCAGAAGGCGTTGTTCGGTGGCAAGAAGCGCCGGACCATCGACGTGGACCCCGGGCAAGAGGCCCGCGACGCCGCAGCCGGCATGCACGAGGTGTTGGCGGCGTACGCCAAGCAGCTGGGCGTGACGTTGCGGCAGGAAGCGGCGGCGCTGGTGGGCGGCTCGTTCTCCCAGACGTACGACCGGAAGGGCAACGTCACCGGCTCGCGCTCGACGGTGCTTGGAAAGACCTACGACGAGGACGCCGAGACCTTCCAGAAGCGGCTGGCGGCGGAGCAGGCCATCGCCGCGGTCGGGAAGATCGATGGCCAGGCCAGCAAGATCGCCGAGGACTGGCGCAAGTCGGCGGAGCTGCTGGAGGAGGGCGCCAACTTCTTCGTCACCGCGGCAGTGGATGCCAGGAGCGGCTTGGACCTGTGGACGGGGGTAGGGCTCTCCGCGCTCACGGACTACGTGGAGAAGATGCAGGCGGCGGACGAAAGCCTGACCGCGGCGTACACCCGGCTGGCGGGCACGGCGAAGTCCTACGGCACCCTGATGGCGGACATTGCCACGCAGGTGATGACGGCGGACTTGTCGGGCTACCAGCAGCAGGCGTTGAACATCGAGCGCACGTATCGGCAGCAGGTGAAGTCGGCCAACGACTACGCCAAGGCACTCGGGTTGTCCGGCGCCAGGGCGGAGGACTTGGCGAAGATCGAAGAGCTGCGCGCGCTGCAGATGGGCAAGCTCCAAGCGCAGATCGAGGCCGACAAGAAGAACATCAAGTACGGCTTGTCGATCAGTGATCTATCGCCGCTGACGGACCAGGAGAAGCTCTCCGAGGCAATGCAGGCCCTGGCGGACGCCACGGCCAAGGGGGACAGCCAGGCGGCCCAGCAGGCGGCACAGGCGGCGCTAGGCTTCGGCCGGAACCTGTACGCCAGCGGCAAGGACTACAACGACCTGTACGGCCGCGTCACCTCGATGATCGACGGCATGAAGATCGGCGACCTTGACCTGGAGGATGGAACCTCCATGGGGCAGCTGGCCGATGCCATCGAGGCGCTACCGGAGCACTTCGGGAAAGCCATCTTCGAGGTGGCCGCCGGCGGCAAGGAGGAGCAGCAGCAGACCAACGCCAAGCTGGAGGAGCAGAACCAGCTCCTGCGCGAGCAGAAGGAACTGCTGCAGAAGCTGGTGGCGGTCAGCTGCGCATTGACTTCGCCGCCCTGATGGACCGCCGCGACGGCATCAACGCACAAGCCGACCTGTCCGAAGTCGTGGACGAGAAGGCGGCTTACAACGACGCGCTGGACCGCCTCGCAGCCTACATGGACACCCTCACATCCCCAACCCGCTGGGACGACACCAGCGGCAACACTAACTTGACCTGAGGAACACAATGAGCGCATCCAACGCTTTCGCAAACGACCTGCTGACCGCCGTGTTCAAGACCGGCTATTTCGGCGCCACCTACATCGCACTGCACACCGCCGATACCGGGGCCGCCGGCACCCAGGCGACGAGCGAGGCCACGTATACGGGCTACGCGCGTCAGAAGGTAGCCACCGCTGACTGGACGGTGGCCGGCGCCGACTTCCAGAACGGGCTCGCCATCGAGTTCCCCGAGGTGACCGGCGCTGCCGGCGCGGTGCTGACGCACTTCACCATCGGCAACGGCGCGACCGGCGCCGGCAAGGTGCTGCTGCGCGGAAAGCTCGCCAACCCGGTGACCGTGGCTGTCGGCCAGGAGCTGCGCTTCAAGGCCGGCGACATGACCGGCGCTGTATCCACCGCCGCGCCGGTCTGAGGTGAGCCATGGAGGTCGTACTGCACGACAACAATGGTAACGCCGTGGTCTGCCGAACCGTGGCAGGCGATGCCGAGCGCATCGACTTTCCCGCTGTGGAGCGCGATGTCGTGATCTCAAGCTACACGCTGGATGGTGCTAAGCATGCGGTGGACGAGCCCATGACGGTCCTCGCGGGGCAGTTCCCGTGCCTGAAGCTTTGGAGGTGACGCATGGCTGACGAGACTGCATACAGCATCGGCAGCATGACCGAGGTGACGGCTCTGGCTGACACCGACATGTTCGAAATCGAGCGTCCGGACGGCGCGCCGCCAACGACGCCGAACAGCTGGTGGCGCGTGTCAGCGGCGAAAATCGCAGCCTATGTGCTCGGCAAGGTAGTCCAGGGCAGTGGCATGCGGCTGTCGCTGGCTGGCGGTAAGCTCACGCTCGAAAGCGGCGGTGCGGCATCGGTGGAGATTACGGGCTCCGCAGCCACGCTCGGGCTGACGAACATGAATCGCTTCAACCGTTGCAACAATGCGACCGATCAGACGATCACGATTCCGCCACAGTCATCGGTGGCGTGGCCCGACGATGTGCAGTTGGAAGGTGCGCAGTGGGGAGCTGGCGCGGTGACGTTCGTGGCCGGCTCGGGCGTCACCCTGCGCAAGCGATCCAACCGCACGGCGACGACGGATGGCCAGTTCGCTCCGTGGGGGCTGAAGCGTACCGGCCTCAATGAGTGGTTGCTGTTTGGTGACCTTGGGAGCGCGTGATGTTCAACGTTGGGATTATTTCTAGCCGTGGGACACCTCACCCAATAGGGGAAACAATCCTTTTGTCTTCCGGCATATGGGTGTGCCCGCAAAACGTTAGGCGTGTTTCGGCTGTATTGGTTGGGCGAGGTGGGTTCGGTATCCAATACGCATCGACAAATCGTGGCTCAGGTGGCGGCGGGGCGTTGGTTTATGCCAACGACATAACCGTAACCCCCGGTGCTGAATACAGCTATGAAATTGGCTCCCAAGGAACAATGATTTTCGGCTTGAAGGCCGCAGCCGGTAGCAATGGTAGTAGCTCTGGCCCAGGTGCAGGCGGTATCGCTACAACTACGCCACCAGCAACGGCAGGCTTTGACGGTGGCTTTGGTGTAAGGCCGTCGTCGAATGTAGAAGTGGCGCTGGGTGGCAGCGCCGCAACATATACTTCTGCCGGCTTGGCTGGCAGTGGTGTTGGCATACAGCTTTACGGTAATGGTGTAAATGTTGGGGCGCGATATGGCGCTGGCGGTAACGCTGTGTATTCGAGCGGTAGCACATCGCCACAAGGCGGTGCGATAAGGATCATATGGGGCCAAGGTCGTAGCTTCCCTGACAATGCTGCATAAGGAAAAAATCATGGCAATCATCATTGAAGAAAAGTCGAACGTAACGATCCGTCGTGAAATTTACGCTTCGGATATTCGGATTCGTGCAAACCCTGTCGATATCGCGTCGGGCTCTGTGTCGCTGGAGCTGCAGACGCTGGAGTATCACGACGACGAGTTCGTCCGCATGGACCCGGCAGGTGTGGTCGGTGAACTGGTCGGCGATTTCGCCGCGCGCAGCTTCGACGTGAACGGAAAGACGATCACCGGCCTCGAAGTCGTTCTGCTGATCAAGCAGTACGTCGCCGACCTGCACGCTGAGAGCGAGGCGCCCACCGAATGACCGTATTCCGCATCCTGCCCAACGGTGCGCGCCGTCGCCTGCCGGGCGGCAGCGTGCGGGCGCTGGGCGCCAACGGCCCGCGCTACTTCGACGTAGCTGGCTCCACGTCGCTGGGTGTCGATACCGGAGCCGCGGCACTGCCGGTGGTGCCAATGGTCGGCCAGACCTGGCTCTCGTTCGCCTTGGCCGGCTCGCTGACCCAGGCCGGCACCATCGGTCGCACGGTCCTGTCCATCGGCGTCGCCGGCGCGTTGTCGGGCACCGTGAACCTGCGCGGCGCGGCACTGTTCGGCATCGACCTGCTCGGCATCCTGTCGCCGGCCCTGC